TACAAAACCCTCGAGTCCATCCAGTTCGTCACCCCGGAGCACGAAAAGCCCGTCAGGGTAATCGCTGTTCCTAAAACGTTGAAGACACCTCGCATCATTGCCATAGAGCCTACGTGTATGCAATATACACAACAGGCCCTAGCTCACCCGATAATGGCTGCCTTGGAGAGCTCGTCTCTTCTCGGTGGCATGATCGGTTTTACCGATCAAGGTCCCAATAGGGACCTCGCTCGTGTGGGTTCGCTTGATGGATCTCTAGCTACGCTCGATCTGAGTGAAGCCAGTGACCGTGTCCACAATCAACTCGTTCAGATTCTTACCTCTGGTTACACACATCTTAGTGATGCTGTGCAAGCATGTAGAAGTCTGCGAGCTGACGTACCTAACCATGGAATCATTCCGTTGGTTAAGTTCGCGTCTATGGGGTCTGCTCTCTGCTTCCCTATGGAGGCGATGGTCTTCACGACTATCGTCTTCATGGGAATCGAAAGAGCCCATGGTACCAAGTTCCATGAACATTCCGTTAGGAAATATCATGGTAAGGTGCGCATCTTTGGTGACGATATTATTGTCCCCAAAGAATATGCACGTTCCGTGAGCGAGTGCCTTGAGCTCTTTGGGCTCAAGGTCAACCGCCACAAGTCTTTCTGGAATGGCAACTTCAGAGAGTCTTGTGGGAAGGATTACTACGCTGGCCGCGACGTTACTACAGTCAAGGTCAGACGAGTGCTACCTTCTAAACGGAAGGACGTTGACAGGATCGTATCAACTGTTTCTCTTCGGAATCAGTTGTACGCTAAGGGGTTCAGACGAGTCCCTCAGTACCTTGACAACATCCTGGGTAGTATTCTTAAATACTATCCAGTTGTTGAATCAACATCTCCTGTTCTAGGTCGTCACGACCTATCTGGGGTTTCACCGGATGGGTTTGACCGGAAGACTCACAGTCCAACCGTTAAAGGTTGGGTTGTGAAGTCCCGGTCCCCTCGCAATCCTTTGGATGGTGAGGGCGCCTTGCTCAAATACTTCCTGAAACAAGGCAGTTTGCCAACTGCTGATGTGAAGCATTTGGAACGTTCTGGACGTCCGTTAGCCGTCGACATCAAGCTGACGAATGGACCTATCCGTTAGGATAGGTGCGGATTTTCCGCGTAGTCGAGGCTGTGCCTCGCTGCAGAGTTTACTCTGCGGTGGAGGTGCACGGTATAAGGGAC